AATGGCAACCAATAAGATGCTCGCGCCTGCGGATGGACTGACGATCCGCCAGCCGACCGAGATGGGATTGAAGAAAGGCAATATCCAAAATCCTCCTCGCTATACCAATCTTGCGATGGGTGGACTGGACTCCTCTGCCGCTGTCGGCCTGGATGCGAGCGAGTTCGGCCAGAAGCCCCCGGGTGAGACCATCCGCGGGAACGTGAATATCAAGGGGAGCAAGGACTGATGCCATCCCTTGAAGATCTCACTGACGAGCAGAAGATTAATCTTGCTCGTGCCGCCAATCAGGTGATGAGCAATCCCGAGACCTCCCGGGAGTTCAAGCGCCTGTGGCAGAAGGCTAATCCCAAGATAAAGTTCCCGGAGCTCGAGCAAGAGGATCGCTTCGCCAATGAGCTGAAAACTCGCGATGAGAAGATCGCGCAGTTGGAGGCTCAGCAGATGGAAGAAGCGGCTCAGCGTAATCGAGCTATCAAGCATCAGGAAGCCCGAGCACGCGGCCTTGATCCCGACGAAGTTGAAAAACTAGTCGTGGAAAAAAAGGTCATGGATTGGAATGCGGCGATGGATTTTACCGAGATGCAGCACTCGATGGCGGCATCCACCCCATCTAGCGCAGAATCTGCGATGAAGCCCATGACTTCGATTGCAGAGCTCTGGAACGATCCTGCGGGTTGGGCGCGCAAGGAAACTCACAAAGCGATCGATGACTTACACAAGCGCACCGGCGGTGGCCGGCGAATCATCTAGTTAGGAGTGTTGACATGCCGGTGTATGGCACAGGAATTGTCCCGTCGCAAATTCCGTATGGGCAAGAGCTTGCGAGCGTAACTCGTAGGGGATTCCTACCCTACTTCTTCGTCCAGATTTATAACTCATCGCCCGTGCTTGCGGCTATGCTATCCAACAGCAAGCCGTGCGCGGGAGGTGTGTCATCGATCTCGGTACCCGTGCAGGGCAATCCGATGACGACCACGCAGTGGACGAACTACGAGGGCGCCTTTGACATTCCGACGCAGCAAGCCGGCGCTTTCCTAGGCGAGTTCAACCTGAAGGCGCTGATCACGCCGATTACCTACCTCGGTATGGAAGGCGCATTGCAGCTCGACCATGCGGTAGTGCCGCTGCTGGAAGCCCGCATGAACGATGCGGGCAATAATGGCGCGGCCACATTGCAGACTGCCCTGTACGGCAATGCCACCAACACCGAGCAGCTGATCGGTTTCCCTGGTGCGATCGATGACGGCACCAATACCAGCACCTACGGCAACATCAGCCGCAGCAACTCCTGGTGGGTGAGTAAGCAGTACAACGCCGGCGCGGTCGCTCCAACCCGCAAGCTCATGATGCATTACCTCTTGGGTGTGCAGAAATACGGTGGTGAGACTCCAACTTTTGGAGTGATGGGGCCTGGCACCTGGAGCTCGCTCGCCGATGACTTTATCGGGCTTGAGAGCTATCAGATTCTGCCGGGCACCGGTTTTGACACGAAAGAGAATCGGCCAAGATCTGGCTTCCGGGCGCTAGATGTTGGTGGAACCCCATTCTACGTCGATGTCGGATGCCCGGAGGGCACGGTGTACCTCGTGAACTCGAGGTACATCGCCCTTCATGTCCACGATCAAGCGAACTTCTCGCTGTCCGATTTCGATTCCATGCTGTCCAACGGTGTGCTCGGTTACATCGCAGTGGTGCTCACGCTGACTGAGATGGTGTGTGTGAAGCCGAGCACACAGGGTTTCGTGACTAACCTTACGTACAACACGTTGTAGGTGCTGACATGCCCTCGATTATCCCGCTGATAGGACTGCAGCCGGCACCGGCTCAGACGACTATTCAGGTGCCAGTTACCGCAAGCACCTACTCGGCCACCAACAACATCGCGACCATCACGACTGGTAGTGCGCATGGCTTGACGATGACGCCGACTAGCCCAGCGCTGCCGAACTACTTTGTGACGTTTGGTGGTTCAACCAGTGGACTGTCCGGTACTGGTGTGCTGGTAGGCAATTACTTTGCGATCCTGTCGATTCCGAGCACCACCACCTTTACGATTTACAGCACAATCACGGCCGCGACGGTTTCTTCGATGACGGTGATTCCGGTGTTTTTCCCCAGCTTCGGCCTTGGGCCGAGCGACATTGGCGGGCAGCCAGATCAGACGATATCGGGCAACGTCATCCCGCAGCCTTTCCCGTTACTCGCCGGTTGCACGTTTAACATCAACACCGGCGCCAATGCGACGGTGCTTTACAACACGGATCGCACGCTGATCGCTCTGTCGGGTAGTACCACGCTGCCCATTGCTGGCACCCCTTCCACCCCTCCTGCTATGTCTACTCTGGTGCCGGTGAGCTCTGAGGCTCAGGTGTACGGTGCGTATCCCTACACGGTGCTGGTATGCTCTGGTTCCAGTGGCACCACCACGTTGTCGGTGATTCGATGAGTGGCCCGAACGAGAATCAGCCCACGCAGTACTTGGCGGTCAAGAACTGCTCGGATAAGCCCTTGCATGCCGCGTATCACGGCGAGCCGTATGATTGGGAGGCGGGCGAGACGGTCAAATTATCCACTGAAGCCGCCCGTCACATCTTCGGCTTTGGGCTGGATGATAAAACGGCGGCGTTTCATCGCTTGGGGTGGCTGAACACCCGCCGTGAAGGGAAGATGGAAGATGCTTTGGCGCGGCTCGAGCAAATCGAATTCGTGCCCGTCCGGCAGCTCTTTGAGGTATCTAGTGAGCCGTTGAAGGCGAAGGGTAAGAAAGTTAAGGTCAATGTCAGCGATCGTTCCCTCGCGGACGCTGGGGTAAGCGCGGGGGAGGTTATCTCCCCCGAAGCGCCGGAAACTGATTTGGCGGTAGGTGAGGATTTTTAGCGTGTGGGCGCCCTCACCACATATCAGACGCAGGTCAGCCGGCTACTGCATGATCCGTTATTCCAGTTTTGGTCTCAGACAGAATTAGCCGATTACATCAATGAGGCTAGGAATCGCGTGGCGCAGGACTCTTTATGCTTGCGCCAACTCGTAGGTCAGAGCACCGGCCCTGATATCCTGCTGACTATTGGGCAGGACTTTTACACCCCGCAGACACTCCTAGGTGCGATTGGCCCGAATCTCGTTCAGGTGCTGGGTATCACCATCTGGTGGGGTACATTTCGGATAAAGTTATCCTACTACCCCTACACTCAGTTTGACGCCAATTTCCGCCGCTATTCGACTTATCAGGGGCGGCCCGTCGCGTTTACCCGTATGGGAGCCAACAACGTAGTAATCGGGCCGCCGCCTGATCAAGCCTATTCGACCGATTGGGATATCTCGGTGATACCCAATCCGCTGGTGTCCGATTCGAGTGTCGAGACTATGCCGGTGCCCTTCCAGGAGCCGGTGCAGTATTACGCTGCTTACAAGGCCAAGTGGAAGGAGCAAGCGCAGGGCGAGGCGTTGCTGTTTCAAAAGCAGTATATACAGGTGCTGCAGTGGTGCCTCAGAGGGTTTGCCTCAAGGACGATACCCAATCCGTATCGTATTGGGATGTAGATGGCGATCTTAGACCCACCGCAGCAAGCGATACCGGCGCAAGGTGAGGCGCCTCTTGCCACGCAAATCATGCGTGAGTTCAAGGGCGTGAACACCAAGGCGCAGCGTAGCGCCATTCCGGCGGTGAACTTTTACAACTTGGTCAACGTGATGCCGCTCGGTAATGCCAACGTGCACACGGTGCCGAACATCTCGGGTGTTCGCTACGATTTCACCAGCGATATTATCTATGCGGCGCAGTTCGGCACAGTGGGGTCGGTGCCGTATTTGTTCTGCTACAGCACAGGCGGAAATCTTTACGCGTACAACCTCAACACGAGTGTGACCACGCGCATCAACGGCTCTTACATGCTCTCCAACGGTGGGGTCAGGGGTGTGCCGTTCTACAACATTTATATGTTGTTCATCGATTCGACGGGTTACTACTCGTGGAACGGTACGAGTACTCTGACCCTGCTGGCAACGCCTGACGGCCCTACCTACGGCATTGATATCACCGTCTATGGCGGCAGGGTCTGGGTGGTACAGGGGCGGCTGATTATCTTCAATGCCGCTTATAACGGTACTTCAACGACTGATCCGACTCAGGACTCGTCCTGGCTAGTTGCGAACGGTGCAGGCTTTTTGAATATGACCGACCCGACGCTGGTAGGCAACGTCACAAGGTTGTGGCAGCAGAACGGCTTCTTGTACATCTTCGGTCCGACATGCGTGTATGCGCTCTCGGATATTTATGTGCCGACCGGCGCTTCCCCTCCGACGCCGGTGTACACGTTGACACCAGTTCAGTCGATCATCGGCACCGATCAAACATTCTCCGTGTTCGCCTATAACACCGCTTTGATGTTCGCCAGCCGCTTCGGGGCGTGGGGTGTGGAGGGCGTGAACGCGCAGAGAATCAGCGAGGACTTGGACGGTACCTGGCAGTATCTGACGTTTAATCCCTCTATCTCAGGCGGCCAGTGTGTGGTGCTTAACGTATTGTGTGCGGCGTTTCTGATCACACGTTTGAACGATCCGACTTTTGGTAGTGGGCCGGTAGTAGCTCTATGGTTTGACTCGAAGTGGTGGTTTGCTAGTTTCGGAAATATCACGTTTATCGCGCCGGTAGTGATTAACGCAACGCCAGCGATTATGGCGTTTAAAGATAACAAGCTGTATCAGCTATTCGAGGACACTACTACCGCGCCCGATACTCAAGTGATGACCCCGCTATGGGATCTCGAGGACCCGATATCGGACAAGATAGTGATCAGAGCGGGGCTTGAACTTGTTACCAGCTATATCGGTAGTGACTCGAATGTACAGGTGACTCTCGATACGTTCTTGGGATCTACCCCATTTGGACAGTTACAGAGTTTCGGTGACGTTGTATTCGTGAACAATACCGGCAATGTTGTGCAGTTCACCGGTAGCGGCAGTGTGGATATCGAGTGGGTAACCGGTGACTACCAGCTATATCAGGGCTATCCGCCAGGCATGTGGAGCAAATACGTCGGCATGACGCT